CGCCTGGTGTTCTAGTTAAATATGTAGTAGCCATTAATTAAATTGTCCTCCTTCACTTATTGTAAAGCTCCAAGTAATACTGAAAGCTCTATCTGCTGTTTGTCCTTCTGCATCGGTTGCTGTAACCGTAAACGAATCGGTTGCCGCAGCTGAGTGAGCCGTTTGTGTTCCTGTTATTGTAGCAGAACCTACGCCTGTTGAAAAGGTTAGTCCTGCTGTTACCGCTCCTGTCGTTACCGCAAAAGAAGTTGCGTCTGTGCAAGTTAAAGTAATTGTAGAAATGGCTGCACTTCCAGATAATGTTCCTAATGTTCCTGCTGTTGTAACCCAAGCAGGTTCATCGCTAACTGTTAAATCTGCAGATGAAGTTCGAACCGCAACACCATCTGGATTTTCAACTCTAACAAAATAAGTTCCATCAACTGGCAGCGTAAAAGTCGCTGTTATTGAAGTTGCAGAAGTATAAGTAATACTGTCAGCTACCACAATAGCTCCTGTTGCATTAATCGCTTCAACAGAAGGCATATTAGTAAAATTAGTTCCTGCAATCACAACCGCTGTAGCCGTATTGGGAATAACAGAAGGAGTGAGTGAAGTAATCGTTGGACTGGTAACAATAGTAGTTGAACCACCTAAAGAAACTGAACTTCCATCAATGGTAATAGCACTATTCGCCAGTTTAGCATTAGTCGCTGCTGAATTTAAAATTTTAACCGTTGTTACCGCATCGGTTGCTAAAGCCGTAGCATCCACTGCACCTGCTGCAAAATCAGCAGATGTTAAAGCGGTTGCTGGTGGTTGTCGCCCAATGTAAGCCATTGTTTATTTTTTAATCTCCTATGTACTAATTGTATCTATAACTGAAACGGCAGTATCTAATGATGATGCTGTATCGCTAACGGCTGTAATCTTATCACCTGAAGCTAAAACAATTTTACTTCCTCCATCAATCAGTTCTAACGAACCTCCTGCTGGAATAGGAACTGTTTTAATCAAATAATAATTGGTTGCAGAACGGATAATATAAACATCTACATTAATTGTAGTAACTGCTACATTAGCACATCTGATTCCAATTACAGCATCGTAACTATCAGCAACAGCAAGAATGTCCACTGGAGATGTTCCTGTGTTTCTTGTTATTTGATTTCTGAAGTTTTGAGCCATGTTATCCTCCTATTAAAGTGCTACACTCATTGCAATACTGAATCCAGCAGATGCTTTAGTATCTAATTGATCTTGAGCATTAGAGCTTAAACTATTAATGTACTGAAATTCAGTATCACTAACGGTTCCGTTTGCAATTTTTGCTGCTCCAATACTATCTATTGCCAAATTAATTGTTCCTGTGCTGGTAATTGGCGAACCAGTTATTGTAAATTCACTTGCTCCTGCATCAGCCACTGCAACCGAAGTTACCGTACCTCCTGCACTTGGAAAAATTTGAGTAAAGGTAATAGACGCTACACCGATTGTACCACTATCTGTCGTACAAAGCCACATGGTATCAGCATTTGTTGTACCTTCTTTTATAATTGTTAATTGTCCAGCTAATTCAGCAACCGTATTAAAATCTGGATCTCTTGAAGCTGTCCCTGAAGCCACTACTACATAAATTCCATTTTGAGAAGTAGTCGTTTGATTTTTAACTAATACTTTGTCGTCTGTTGCTAAAGTAACTCCATCTAATGTATCTCCATTTTCAAGATCGGTTGCTAATGAAATATTAGCCGTTGTTGCTGAACGACAAATAATTCTTGTTTTTAATCCTGTAACTAAATTATCGACATACGTTTTAGTTGCAGCATCAGAACCTGCACTTGGAGAACCTAATCCTGTAATCGTACCTCCAGAAATTGCTACTCCACTTGCCGCTTGGATTGCCATTGAAGCTAATCCTAAAGAAGTTCTAGCTGTAGCACCTGTTTCCGCTACCCAGTTTGAACCTGAGCCTACAATAAAATTACTATCGGTTGTTGAAAGTCCTGCAATATCTGCAAGTCCTGCATCATACGCTTGGACATTAGTTCCGATAGCTAAACCTAAATTAGTTCTTGATGTTGAAGCCGAAGCCACATCAGATAAATCACTTGCCGCTACTAATTTTGTTCCTAGTTGAGTTTGAATCGCAGACGTTACTCCTGATACATAACCTAATTCTGTTGAAGTAACAGATGATACTGCAACTTTTCCTGCACCATTTGATTGAACGGCTCTACTTGCCGTTAAGTCAGAAGAAACAATAGTAGTGGCTGCTCCAGTTATAGTAGCTGCTTTCGCATCTAATTGAGTTTGTGCATTAGAGGATAAAGTATTAATATATTGAAATTCTGTATCGGTGACTGTACCGTTAGCAATATTCGTTGCTGAAATTCCAGTCGGTAAGGAAGTATTAGTTTTTGATAAAGCTCCTAAATAAACATAAGTAATGGCTTCACTAGATAATGAAGTTGAATCCCAAGTTACATTGACTGTGGTGTTTGTTGAAAAGGATGAAGTAGAAATAGTTCCATAAATAGTTCCAGGTGTCGGTGCAGTAATTTTAATTCTTCTGCCTGTATGATATTGAGAAGTTACATCAACTCCTGCTATGGTAAAAGAAGTTGCTGAAGCATACGCATACGTTACACTTGCATCACCATCTCCGTATTGAACCCATTGCGAATCATTAAACCAATCTCTAGTATTTTTCATTAATGCTCTAATTGCATTATTCAAATTACTAGGTAACATTCCTTCTGCTACATTAATGGTATTAAGTGATGTATTATCGGCTTGGGTTGTTGAGTAATCTTTTATATTTGTTGTCATTTATTTAATCTATAAACCATGAAAACGCTTTAGCATTTTCGTCATTATTTTTATTTATTAAAACATTCACCGCTTCTTCTACTTGTCTTTGGAAGAACTCTTGGTGTTCCATACTATAACGAATATTGTCTATATTAATATCTGTAGCCATTATCGTTGTCCTGCTCTTGATGCAATAAAATCAACACCTTGTGCATGAGTCCAAGTTGATCCTGCAGCAATTTTAACATTCGCCCTAACATATCTTCCTGATGATCTTACTGGTACTGAACCGCTGGTTACCATTGAACTATAAGAAGATGTAGTAGCATCGTTTGCTAATCGTTCCCTTGTTGTAATTGCAACGGTTGCCGTTGCATCTACAATGGGTCTAACTTCCGTTATATCTGATCTTAATCCAGGAAACAACTCAATTTCTTTTGTTTCAATTTCCACATCATTACTGTTACCAGAAAAAATAGCAGCCTTATAATCTCCATCGATAGCTCCTAAATATCTTTGTCCTCCTAACCAAAAAGCCGTATCTAAAGCAATATTAATATTATCTAAGTTTGAGGATATTAAATCCATTGTTTCTACCGTATAAGCTCCAACGAATTGAGAAAAGATGGTACTAGCCGTTGCTTTAGCAAAAGACCATTTTTCAGTAACATAATTATAAATTAATAATTTATCACAAATTCCTGTGGTATTCGCTTGATTGTCCGCACTTGGGTATAACCAAATGGCTAAAGTATTAAAAGGATCAACCGCAGCTACGATTCGATCTGAAAAGGCTTTATCTAAATCTATATCAAAAAAACGATTAACTTTTTCAGCTCCAATCGGTTTGATGTTATCTCCTTGTACTTCAAAGAAACCATCATCGGCATAAAAGAAAACCCTTCTATTATCTTGGCAAACTGTTTTTCCATAAACTGCACCTCTGTTCGGTGAAACCACAGAAAATCTAAATACGGTTGAGCCACCCACATAGTCCATACGAACAATTTCATTTTGTCTAAAAATATAACCATACTCCCCAGACGTAATCGCTACAATCTGTCCGCCTGATCCTGGTAAGTCTTGGTAGTCGGCTTGTTTTGATCCTGCTGTCCAAGTGGTAATATCATTAATTCCTGCCCATTGAACTCTATTAGTTGCTCCACTAATATTTCCTGTTATTAAAAAATCTCTTATCACTCCTGATGTTCTGAATAAAGGAGGAGTACCATCCGTTGCAATCGCTGAAAGATTAGCAAAGTTTGTTGAAGTTCCCATTAAATAATATTGGGGTGTGTCCACTCCATTACTAACAATGAGATAATCTCCAAATTGAGTAAAAGTAAAATAATCGGTATCGCCTCCGGTTAAACTTGATTTTCTTGAAGTAAAAGTTCCTGAAGATAATTGATAAATGTCTGTTTTAGTTGCAGCAAAATTATAGCTAGTATTATCAGTGGATCGAAATGAACCTGCTGCTTTAGATAAAGCTCCAATATTATTAGAGCTATAAGCAGTTAAGGAAGGAAAAGGTTTATAACTTCTAGCAGCAAAATAAACATTCTTTGCTACATTCGCACCTGGATTCATAAACTTAGGTTGATCCGGTAACCATTCTCCAAAAGGTAGTTGCATCTATTTCCTATTCGTTGTTACTGACTATTACTTTACCTTGATCGGCAAAAGCACCAGCCACCGTTACATCTGATCTAGTTTGTAATGGAGATCCACTCCATTGATCTTCTCTGTCATTTCTTTCAATTCGTTCTAATCCTGTTTGATAAAGTTGTAGCCAATTCTGTAATTTAGTAGGATCAATTCCTCCTAAAAAATTAGCGGCATGATAAAGGCTGCCGTATAAATAAATTCCAGGATGATTTTCTAAAATCCAGTTGGTTGCGGTACTTCCTGATAAGGGAGTAATCGCTTTGTAATAATTTAAGGTTGATGTGTAAGTTGTGTCAGGCGTTGGAGCAAATCTAAAATTGGTTCCTAACAGGGTATAAACATTAGGTCGCCCAGTCGTAGAACCTCCTTTGATTTGGTCCATTTGAGTTGGAGCCATATAAGTTAGAGAATATTTTACTGCACCTTGAACAATATAAAAATCTCTGACTTGTAAAAATCCTGTGGGTACAGCTACCGTTTCATCATCAATAGAAAAAGCTGCATCGGAAGTGAGCATGGCTTTAATTCTTAATTTAGAATTATATTCCGCTTCTACCAGTTTAATAAAATCATCACCAATCTCTGTCGTTAAATCAGAACGGTTCAGCCAATTTGCGACTGCTGCTTTTACTTCGGTATAAGTTGATAATGCCATTATAATCTTCCTGGTGCGGTTCTAAAATATCTATATTCGTTGCTGTTTAGTTTTTCTTTTAAAATTTTGTTTTGTATTTCTTTAGGTAAACTAAGAAAATTATTGGTTCCATTATATTCTTTTGCCCAGATTTCCAAAGCCAATGTAGGAATAGAAGCTACTCTTTTAAATCCTTTACTGGGAGAATAACCATCGTTTTGATTATAGAGTTCTTTATTCGTTTTTAAATGAGAATCAACATTCAGTTCTTGTTTAATTCCAATTTTTTCATCAAGCTCTTCATTGATAAAAGTTGTTTTCATTAAACCTTCAACTTGTGTTTCTTTTTTCATTTAACCTTGACCTCTAGTTTTTTTTCTCTTCGGTATGCGTTTAGAATACGACTTCGCATGACGACCTGGTCTTTTTATTCTAGTTTGCTTAACATGAACATACCCATACGATCTGGGTTTAGCCATTATGACGTTAAGACAGTAACACCTAATATACCAGTTCCAGTAGCAATAATTCCTGCAACTTTATCACCTACATCAACCTTTATTATTTCAATAGTGTCGGCTGGTAAAAAAGTACTGCTAGT